CACTGTACTGGGGATTCCCAGCGATACGGCCCACTACCCCCGTATCTGACGCCAATGGTTCAAGCGGTTGGTCCTTCTCCCGACAGGACGCTCGTTAGAGCTTTACGGCGTGTGAGGCCGATGGATTGTTTGGTTCGATGTAGGGGCGGGGCCTAGTTGAGGTAGGCGATCGCTTTCTGCTTGATGTCTGTGTTGCGGGCCTTCTGTTCGCTGTAGGTCAGGGATCGTTTGAGGTCGGTGGGTCTATTTAGGTCGGCAAGGGTTTCGGTTCGATGGAGTTGAACGAGTAGTTCTACGAAGAGGTCTTTGTCGGCTTGGGACATACTATCTCCAGTCGGTGTATGATCTACTCACATGATACAGCGATTGGTCGTAGGTGTCAAGTGGATTTGCTTTCTGCTTGGCATAGCGTGAGGAAAGCGGTATATTACGATCACAAAGGAGATAGGACCTATGGGCGGTAAGATGAGCAGAGACAAGGGGGCGCGGGTGGAACGGGAGTTAGTAGCGAAGCTGAAGGAAGCGGGGGTGGATTCGAAGAAGGTGCCGCTGAGTGGGGCGGTCGGGTGGATTCGAAGAAGGTGCCGCTGAGTGGGGCGGTCGAGGGGTATAAGGGCGACATTGTGCTGAGTAGGCTCGGTGAACCGTTTGCAAGGAAGCCAGCGATTGATTGGATAGCGGAAGTGAAGGCGCGGAAGAATGGCGAGGGGTTCAAGACACTGGAAGGGTGGTTAGGGGAGAACGATGTGCTGTTTCTTAAGCGGAACAATGCGGACCCGATCGTCGTGCTTACGTGGGATAACTTCGTGGAGTTAGTCAAATGAAGGGTGAGGATGCAGTATGGGCTATGCCGCCCCAAGCGCACGCCTTTCTATTCAATCACCTACCCGAGGGCGCTACGGTCATTGAGTTAGGTTCCGGTGCGGGATCGAAAGCGCTGGCTGAGCGGTTTGAGTTGGTGTCAGTAGAGCACGATGTAGACTATATTGCAGGGCACAAGCATCGGGTGATCTATGCTCCACTGGTGGACGGCTGGTATGACCCGGCGTTTATCTCTGAGCTACCGGACCTGTATGGTGCGGTCCTTGTCGACGGTCCCCCGGGGTCGAGTATGCGCACGGGGTTTTGGGCACATCAAGACCAGTTCGTGAGCCCTTTGCTCATTGACGACTGTCACCGCCCGGCAGAGTTGCATATGGCACTGGCTATTGCACAGGAACGGGAAGAGAGTATATCTATTCACAAGCTGGTCGACGGACGATCCTTTGCAACGATAGGATGGTGGTAATGGCCGATGTAGAGATCATGAGAGATTTGATGGACCGCTCGGGCACCATCTCGACGGTCAAGGTGAAGGATACGCTCTTCTATGGGATCGAACGGCCGTGGCTGGAGAATCGATCTTCTATTAGCTGTATCCCCACGGGCGACTACGTACTAGAGCCGCATGAGTCGGTGAAGTTCGGCAATACCTGGGCCTTTGTGGGCGGGTCGGTGTCGCACTGGCCGCATGAGAACAACGTGCGCAACGCCTGTTTGATCCACGTAGCTAACTGGTCACACCAAGTGCAGGGCTGTCTAGGCTTGGGCCTGTCGCATGGGATCGATGATCGGGGCTTCTTGGTCAAGTCGTCAAGGGATGCGATGAGCCAGCTTCGCTCTATTTTAAAAGAAGATCAGACCTATACCTGTACGATCCGAGCGTTCGCTTGAAAGACTACGACTTAGCCGCGATAGCCGAAGTAGCGGCCTCGCTCTCTGTGCAACCTAAACTGCATGAGGTGTATCAGGCGCAGTTCCCCGACACCTATAGCCAGATACTCTCGCTACTGTCCTCGCCTTTCTACCGCTGGTATCCGTTCAAAGATGCTAAGGGCGACCCCTTTGCTCAGTGGGGCTTCTGTTCATCCAACCACAAGAACAAGTGGGCGACGGCGGGTAACAGAGCGGGTAAGACGGTGTCCGGCCTGATGGAAGATGTAGCCGATTGTCTCATGCTGGACGTTATTAGCAAGCGGCCGACGACCCGCTACAAGGATCCACCGCAGATGTGGATCGTATCAGACACCGAAGAGACAGCGGTGGGCATCGTGGAGCGCGGTATTGTCGACGATGTGCTCGGCTCGGACGAAACGGGCTTCCTATGGAACTTCATTAAAGACGAATGCACTTACTCGGAGAAGAACGGATGGGCCGATCATGCGATCCACTGGACGAACGGGGCGACGATACAAGTCAAGTTCAGCACACAGAAGCGGAACACGTTTCAGGGGAGGAAGCTGGACAAGGTGCATCACGACGAGGTCCAGCCCCGCGACATCTATGGCGAATGCGTGGCACGCTTAGCCGACAAGAATGGGTTCTTCACGGGCACCATGACCCCAATCTATGACGAGAAGCGCGGCGGGGGTATCCCTTGGTTGTATGAAGAGCTTTACCTGCAACGGGAGAAGAAGAATATTGAGTTTCACAACTGGTCTATGCTGGACAACCCGTATATCCCGCAGGAGGCAAAGGATCGTCTTATGGAGCAGTGGGACGAGGATGAGATCGACGCGAGGGTTTATGGGCACTTTGTTCCTATGGGTGTTAAACTGGCGTTTCCCACCAAGCTGATCCGTATGCAACGGCACCTAACCTCGGCCCCTTGTCATGACGGCCACCTTGAGATGATCGATGGCAAGGCAGTCTTCGTTGAAACCGTAGAGGGCGACTATGACGTTGCGAATTTGGGATAAGCCACGGAAGAACAAGACCTATGCGATCGGGGGCGACCCTGCCGAAGGACTAGCGCACGGGGACGATAGCGTATTAGAGGTGGTGGACTGTGACAATGGGTGGCAGGTAGCCGAACTACAGGGGAAGATTGAGCCTTTTGCTTTTGCTGAGCACGCCTACATGCTAGGTATGTGGTATAATACGGCGTTGGTAGGGATCGAATCGAACAAGGATGGGGGCGCGAACAGGGCGCTCTTAGAGCTACAATACCCCAATATCTACTACGAGCAGAAGGATACGGGCGAACCCTACGATAAGCACACGATGAAGATGGGGATCAACATCAATCTCCACAACCGCCATCGGCTGGTCGCGCAGTGTCGGCACATGATGGAAGAGCGGTTGGCTAAGTGCCACTCACGGGAGCTAGTAGCGCAGTTTGAGATATTCGTTCTGCGGAACCTTAAATACGAGGCGATACCGGGCGGTAAGGACGATCTCGTTATGGCATGGGTGATATGCTGTGAGATGATGCGGGTAGCCTGTGAGCGTAAAGCTAGCTTAGAGAGCACGTTAGCGCCTATGTTCGATGGTCGGCCGATTGATCTTGAGTCAGAGGAAGACCTTGATGTCGGCCTGATTGATCGGCATATAGACCAAGCGCGGAAGAAAGAAGTGCGCATTAACGAAGACTACTCATCCACTGTAGAATCCATGATCTGAAGGAGGACCTATGCAAGAGCTACTGACCCTATTTGCCGTGACCGCACCGCTGGTGCTGGTAATCGGCTTGCTATTACGCCAACTGAACTTCGAACGTGCGGAGCGAGAGCGCACAATGGCGGGAGTGTTAAGACTAGCTGAGACAGTGCGTTACGCCCAGCTATCTAATGAATCACCTCAAGGCTTCGATCCCGAGTTCCTCGATGGGATTCGGGACCAGCGTTCATCGACCGTCTATGATGTGGAGGGAGCCTGATGCCATCCATAGGTAAGAACCAGACAGCGAACGGGCACTTCCTTGGAGCCGGGGGCGGTAGGGGCGCGGCCTTCGACAATGTGGCGATTACCGCCGATGGGAAGCAGATCACGGAGACACAGGCGCGGCAGATGTCTTGGGATTCGGAACAGGCGAAGGGAAAGGAAGCGATGTACGGTGCGCCCGATACCGTCGACGCGGAGATTGATAGGGCTTTAGAAGAAAGAACACATGAAACCGATACCGTTCCCGTGCCCCAAGCGTTCGGACCTGAGCATATCCCCTTTAGTTCGGACATCTTCTTCAACGTCCCGAAGGTGAATATGATTGTGTCGGATACCCTGCCTCGCGGTAAGGTGTGGCACTTCCCCGCCAGTGAGAGTTATATGGTAGCGAGAGAGGATTGGGAAGAAGCGTGCGATAGGATGTCGAAGGAGTTGGATGATATGAAGAGAGCCTCGCGCTTTACCAACAACGATACCCCGCCAGAGTCAGATCCGCAGATGGGCCCCCTCATGGCTATGATGGGCGGGTTGTAGTGAAGTGGAAAAAGCTGATTTCACTGGCTAAGGATAAGCTGATTGACCATTTACAGCGCCGCGCTGAGCGGAAAGCGGATAAAGCCTACGCGAAGATGCTGAAGAAGATGGAAAAGGAGAGTGACGATTGGAGAAATAGATAAAAGCGCTTGACCTTCAATGTTAAATCTCTTAATGTTAAACTATTATAGCCAATTCCTGTCACTACGATTGTGGAGTCATGGCAACAAATAGCACTATAGGCGGCGGTCCGATCACGCGCCAAGAGAGTAAGCCCACCTCAAAGGATGAGATACTCACCTTTGTTGATGATGCGTGGGGACACCTCAAGCAGAATCGATACAGCCTTGAGCAACAGATCAAAGAGGCGATCCACTTCTACTCGGGTGACCAATGGGTGCGCTATATGCCCCATTCACGCAAGTTCGTTAAGCACGGACTAGACGAGTGGGTGCCTACCCCCGTCACTAACCTTATTGTCCAACACACAGAACGCATACTGGATATCTTCACCTCGGGTGATATCCTTCCTATTGTCGACCCCGCTACACAGGATCAGCGCGATCTGGATGCGGCACGGGCCGCTACTCGCGTTCTGCATTCTGAGTTCGGTCGCTTAGGCACCGAAGAGAATCTGATTATCCCTGCCGCTACATGGCTAGCGATTGCAGGGAATGCGTTTGTATCCGCTACCTATAATGCGCGTAAGGGCGATAAGGTGCGTCGCCCGAAGAAAGAGATTGTCCAGAGCCCGATCCAACAGGATGTGCTCAACTGTCCCCAATGCGACCTCACTGTCCCCGCTGTTACTCAGCAGTCGAGATGCTCGTCGTGCGGTGGCAACCTAGTACCGGGCAAGGCGCATCAGCTAGATCATACAGGCGCTCCGCTCATGCTCGACCGCGAACAGGAGATCGATGGGGAGTTCGATGAGTTCTCCATTGGTCAGATCGAAGAACACGTAATATCCCCGCTAAATTTCTATCCCGAACCCGCCTCTTCGATGAAGCGTGTGCGCTATGCGATGGAAGTAGAGCCGATGTCGGTGGATGCGGTCAAGGCGATGTTTGGGTCGAAGGCCAAAGACCTTGTATCCGAATCGATTGAGTTCGATTCGTTTGGTGGCACCTACGGCGAAGCGCTCCAGATGGACTTCATGACACAGAACGAACAGCAGAAAGACCATGTGCTGGTCAAGTTCCTTCGCCATGTGCCTGATCGACGCTGGAAGAAGGGGATGCTCAACATTGTCGCCAACGGCAAGGTGCTCTATCAGGGTAACTTGGATGATGCAGGGGATGGTAAACTGCCGTATGTGCATCTGAAGTATCGCCATATCCCCGGTTCTTTTTGGGGCGTGTCGCTATTAAACGACTTGATCCCACAGCAGAAGCGCCTTAACGCGATCGATAGCCACCTCGTATCGAACCGCAAGCAGATGGTATCAAACCAGTGGCTAGTGCCGCAGGGTTCAGGGGTGACGAAGGTTGATGGGCGCAGTGGTCTGTTGATCCCGTGGACTCCCGCAACGTCGGGCGGCTTCAAGCCCGAGCGCCTTCAGGGTGTGCCGCTACCGAATCAGGTGGTGCAAGAGCGCGATCAGGTAAAGACTGATATGGAAGTAGTGTCGGGTGCACAGGAAGTGCTGTCTGGTGGTGTGCCCCCCGGCCCTGAGACAGGCGCCGCGATTGAGGCAATCCAAGAGCAAGCCTTTCGTCGGTTCGGTCCACTCGTCAAGATGTGGCGTGCAGGGCTGGCGCGACATGAGCACCGCAAGCTACTCTTAGCGAAGATGCACTGGAAGGAAGAGCGCCTTGTGCGCGTGCTCGGTGACAACTCAGACCTTGAATCCTACTACGTCCGTGGGGCTGACCTGCGGCAAGCACAGGATATGACCGTGCGCGTAGGCATCGGCCTCGACTATTCGCAGTCGGCTCAGAGGTCGAAGATCATGCAAGCCGCTGAACAGGGTTTGCTCGGTGATATGCGCGATCCAATGGTGCGCGGGAAGATACTAGAGCGCCTCGACATCAAGGGCTTTGAATCCGAATACACGCTGGATGCGAAGAAGGCACGTCGATATCTGGAGACTATGAAAGAGGGGAAGGAAGTGCCCCCGCCAGAGATTGTCGACAACCACGCGATACAGTTCCAAATCTATAAAGACTATATGCTGACCTCAGACTTCGAAAACCTTCGGCCCCCGATCCAAGACGCTATTCGTCAACGGGCGCAGATCCATCAGCAGGTCATGCAACAGATGCAACAGCAAGCAATGGCACAAGCGGAAGCCGCTAAGGGCGCTCCCGAAGGTGCCTCGGATCAGTTAGCCCAACAGGGCATAGCTGGTGCCGCCGTACCCACGCAACAATAGGAGATTGACCCATGTCGGAAGCTACGCCGCAGACCCCTGCACAGCAGGAACCTGTGATTGCGCAACCGCAAGAAGTGTCCGAAGATGTATTGGCAGAACTATACCTCGACCGGACAGGTATTATTCCTCAACAGGAAGAACCAGAAGCACCAGAAGCACCAACTGAAACGCCCGTTGCTCAGGCACCTGTCGTACAGGCGTCTAACACCGATGAGGTTGCTCAGCTAAAACAGCAGTTAGGACAGGTTCAGGGCGCTTTAGCCTATGCCGCTCAGAATCAGCAGAACACCCCTGTAGCACAGGGGCCGACGCTGGAAGAGCAGATCGTAGCAGAGAATCCAGAACTAGATGCTTCCGCTGTAAAGTGGCTAGCAGACACCTCGCGCAAGATCGCCGCGAGTGAGATCGAAACAGCCGTAAAGCCTCTGCAAGATCAGATGCAACAGATGCAGAGCTATGTGCAAGCGTCGGCTTCGAAAGAAACGCTGTCGACCTTTGATACGGAAATGAATGCACTGGCAGAGCAAGCAGGGATTCCCGCAACGGATACCTACACGCGCAACTCGCTTCGTGACGTAGTTACGGCGCGGGGAATGCGGGCTCATGGTAATGCGTTCAACATGGATCACGCTCGTCAAATCTTCGCGGAAGCGAACAACGAGCGCTTGCAGACTGGGCATCAGCAGAACACCCAGTATGTCGAGCAGAAAACCAACGAAACAAACAATGCGCCACCCGTAGCACACGCCGAATCGAACGCAGGGGGCGGTATCGAATCCATACAGAATGCGATCCGTGATCCGAAGAACAAGTCAATGGACTTCAGATCATCGGGTATGCAAGACATGGTGACGAGCTTCCTTAATGCGGGAGACAAAGCGGTCAGTAAGCTACTCGGTAGCCAATAGAAAGAAGTAACTCATGGCTGGTTTCTTAGGCTCCGCTGTAACCCATACCAATGGGAACAGTGGTTTTAATGCGGCACTGAAGGAGTTTTACCTTCCGCGCCTAGTTTCAACGATCAACGAGAAGCGCGTCTTGATGATGCGCTTAGAGAAGGACGCTGGGAAGACGGACGTTTCAGGTCGTCATGCTCGCGTCCCGGTCAACATCCGTGGATCACAGGCTATCGGCGCACGCGCTGATGCCAATGGGGGTCCGTCCTTGCCGACGCCGCAACAGCAGACCTTCGTTGAGTTGATGATCGGTTATGCGTTCAACTACGGAACGATCCGTGTGACGCATCCTGTGATTCAGGCTTCGAAGAATGACCGTGGTGCCTTTATCAAGGCTATCGGCTCAGAGATGGACGGCATACGCCGCGACCTGAAGAACGATGTCAACCGCCAGTTATACGGTGATGGCACGGGTGTCTTGGGCGTGACGAGCGCCGCTGGTGCGGACACTACCACGTTGGTCTTGCAGTCGGGCCATAAGGTCAAGAACGGCATGATCCTTGATATCGATGATACGCTGGCGGGTTCCTCGCTGGTGGTTGATTCGCTTACTTGCTCGGGCGTATCGGGCAACAACGTCACGGTTGAATCGGAAAGCTGGGCTGATGATAGCTACGTCTTCCGCGAAGACAATGCCGGGAACGAGATGATGGGGCTCTTGGGTATCGTAGATTCCAGCACGGCTTCTACCACGATCCTCACCACGCTTCAGGCGATCTCTCGTAGCACGTATCCTGAGTGGAACTCGCTGGTCAAAGACAACTCGGGCACCGCTCGGGCGATCACGGAAGACCTGCTCGACGAGGCCATCCTTGATCTACAGTCCACGGCTGAAGGCGATACTAGCATCATGATCACCTCGCCCACGCAGTACCGCAAGATTGCCCACCTCATGACCGCCGACCGCCGTTACTCTCCAGAGATGGAGCTTGACGGTGGCTTTACGGCGATCAACTGGGCAAACATCCCGATTGTGTGGGATAGGGACTGCCCCCGTATGGGTCAGCGCGTCATTGATGCCGCCGACACCGATATGATCTTCGGGTTGGACGAGGCTGAACTGAGCATGTATCAGTTGGCCGACTGGGACTTTGACGACACGGACGGCAACGTCTTGCATCGTCGCCAGGATGTGGCCGCGTATGACGCGACCTTGTTCTACTACGCCAACTTGGGAACGACCGACGCTTCCAAGCACTTCGTTATCCGCGACCTGTCTCGGTAGAGTCTAGGGTGGGGAGAGGCGGGGCGGCTCTGACATAGGTCGCCCCGCTTAACGAAGAGGAAACATTATGGCATCATTAACCGTACCAAGGAATGCCCCGCGCTTAGGCGCAGGGATCAACTACGGCCAGAAGACTGTCACCTCGGCCGATGCTTCAGGCGGTGTTGAGATCGTCCCTGCCTTAACGGGCTACCGCGCTGTCATTGATCGTATTGCGATCAACACAGCGGGAACGGAAGTAGTCTCACTGCTGGCTGGCACAGACGCCTTAACCGCAGTAATGACGTTAATCTCAGGGCACATTCATTATCTCTATGACATTAGCTCAGATGTGATTAGCGAAGCGATCAAGATCGACACGGTGGATAGTGGCGTGATCAGCGTCGTTGTCCATTATCACTACGAAGAATAGGCGACTTCGGCCTTTAACGGATTATAAGGAGCAGAACAATGGGTGTAAGAGATAGAAACATAGACTGGCAACGCAAATCAGAATTCATCGACGCAGGGCGCTTTGCTCAGGCGGCGGCAACGACCACGCTGGTATCTATGGATACTGGCGGTATGGTCATGACCGAAATGTCTACCTTCGGCTTCGGTGGTCTTCTTGTTGGGGCTACAGGCGACAAGGCAACCGCCTTAGATTTTAAGGTGGCAAGGGAAGCAGATCCAGCGCATGAGATTGGTGTTCGCGTATTATGGGCACCGAACGCGGCTGTATCGACTAGCGACGTGATTCTTTTTTCTGTTCACCGCGATCAGTTTGATGTAGGTGAACCTATAGTGACGGCGGCAACGGTTCTTGATACGGTTATCGCCGCACAGTCTCCAACAGCCACTACAGCTTACGCGCTTCATCGGACTAGTCGTGGCGTTATAAACGCAGACACGTTCGACTACACAATGCGGCAAGGCGGGTTCCTCTTTGAGGTGAATGTTGGCACGTTCACTGGATTTGAGGTGACCGACGTTCTCTTCCTCGGTCTGGAAATCGACTACATGCCGCTCTTGTGTGAGAACTCTAACGAGACTATCGGCGCTCGTAACTCAGATCTAGTGGCGGGCTAGATGAACTACGCACAGATCACCTATTCGCTACAGGACGCGGAACGGGGCTTGGATGCGGCACAGAAACGGGCCGTGCCCTGTTTCTTCCAGTGGCTTAATTGCTTCGGGAGTAAGTCGATCCATACCGTTCGTGAAGCGGATGATCTGAGCCAATATGATGTGGTCCACCTGCACTTGGCAAGCTTGACCTATGATCTTGCGCGTCAGGTGCGGGGCCGCATCGGTTGGAATGCAGACACCAAAATCGTTGTTTCGGTCGACTATGGCTTAGAGCTATGGCGGCACTGGTTGGGCAACCCTGAACAGTTGCTCGACAACCTATCCTACGCAGACATTATCACCGCACCAGAGCCCGTAGCCGCTGAGCTACTCGCGGATCTGACAGGGCGTGAAGTTCTGCTAACGACAAACCCTGCACCGATCAAGAAGCTGAGCCGCTCCAAGAGCGAGAAGCGCGATGGCATATCGGTCACGACGCACCGCTACGATAAGAACGCCTATCTACCCTACTGGGTAACCCGCGACTATAAACCGTCGCATCTCTTTGGGCACACCGATGGGGATAAGCGCGAGGGCTTAGGGCGCACCGATAACACGACCCTGATGTATGATCGTGTGCATCCGATGTATGCGCACGAAGAGTATATGAGTAACCTGTCGCGTCGGTATGTGAACTTCGATAGCTACACGGTGCACAGCCCGGGCCGCACGCAGATCGAATGCGCGGCAGTAGGTGTGCCCTGTATCGGCTACGAAACGTCATGGGCGCAGACGGTCTTGTTCCCTGCGCTTACCTTTAGGGTGAACGACCTGAACGGAGTGCGCAAAGCGATGCGCATGCTCCACGAAGACGAAGCATTTTACTACGATGTCATGCACTATGCCTTTGAGAAGCTGGACTTCTTCGACATACCCGCTTGTGGTCAGCGGCTCAAGGCGGCACTGAAGGGACCCGAAGAAAATGATGATTCCGGACTGGAGCTTTGTGAAGAAGATGAAGGCGCACGATCCGTTGCTGGAAGTGCAGTGGATGGAGAAGAAGCAACGCTGGCTGATCTGTCGCCTACAGAACAAGCTCAATCGACCTGAACGTATGACCATCGTTATGACGGTGGAAGGGCCGGGGCATACCTATCGGCCCCTAGATGATCGCACGCTGGATATGCTGAAAGCCTGTGACCACCATCGGCGCGGCGCCAAAGCGGTCGTTGAAGAGATGATCGAAAAGCAACGCAAGGGCGAAGAGCTTGCCCACAAGCAAGCGCGAGATCAGATCGAAGACATAGCCCGTGACGTTACGCCCATCGGGGGCTACGTCGATGAGACTATGGGTTCGCGGAACGTGCCGAAGGAAGAC